TACTGCTAGTCCCCTGTGCATATGCGTAAAACTAGGAAATATTAGAGCGTGGCCAGTTGGTAATGGCTCGACTGTACCACGTTTTAAAAATTCAGTTCCGCCACCTTGGTAATCGCCTGTGTTAAGAGGCACTACCATACTTATATCAGCACTTGCATCGTGATGCCAAGCACCTTGTTTTTTATCCCTTAAATTATAGTTTGCTATTTGTATTCCGCCACTATCTACGTGTCTATTCCAAATATTCAAAAATATAGGATTTCCTATAGTATATATCGTTTGCATCAAAGATTGAAAGATTTGTGGACAATTATCTTGAAAAGTTATTTCTGGTATTTGTCTTAAATCATCCTCCTCTGGATTAGGATTAAAGCCATAATGCTTTTCCAAATTGTGCATTTCATCTAATAAGACGCTACAAAACTTCTCTGAAAAGAAAGGCACTGTATACACATCTTTAAGTGGTTCTTGAATTATTTTATCTAATGCAGTGTCTTTTCTGTCTTTTACACCACTATCTTCGTAAAAATCTACTATAGGTTGTATAGAACTTTTTACTGCATCTAGAGTTTCTTGCTGAATATACCAATCATTTGGATACATCAGTAAAAGGTTTTTTGGTTGATATAAAAGTTGTTCTGCTGTACTAATCATAATTCTATTGAGATGTCACCATTAGTCTTAACAGAAACTTTACCAACGTCTGTTGCCATCTCAAAACCTTTTGGTAAAGATCTTTCGCCAATATCTATCCATTCATTACCAGTATATACTTGTAAAACACCAACTGTGGTGTTCCAAATAATGCTACCTGCATTAAACTGTAAAGTATTTTTTTCTGGATCGCTTATTTGACGTACATTGTCTAGATCTACTGCACCTAGATTTATTTCTAATATTCTGACTAATCTATTAAAAATATCAGAAGTAACTTGTTCAGAGGCTAATGGTAATTGTGTTTGTAGTATTTTACTCATCTTTTGCCATCTGGCTTAATATCAATACGTGTTGCTCCTAATCTCCAACCAATACCTAAATTACCATCGTTTGTAGCATCATCGTCTGATTCAAATCTTAATGCTATCTGTCGAGATCTACTGCGTACAAAGGCTTGTTGTGTATCTGCACTAATTGAGCTAGTAGAGTTTGTCGTAAAAGAGTCGCCTGGAAAATTTCTAGTTTTAAGAACAATATTAACATTACAGTTATTATCGTCTTGTATAAACTTATAATCAGGTATTATTCTTTTAATAAAACTAAACTGATCACCTTCACCTATATCCATATCTGAACTTTCAATAAATACATTAGTCATAGGTGATCCGTCATCATCAAAACCCGATTCATGTTTAAATAATAAATTATTACCTGTTGCACGTGGATAATTTTCTGTTCCTGAGTCAATCCATGCAGTTCTTACAAGTTGACCATAAAACCATAAATTTTCTGCATAATTGTAAATTACATATCTATCTATTTCATCTGAGCTAGCTGAACAATAAAACCAACCTACTTCATTTTTATCAGCTATTGTAAATGCGTTAATTTTAAATGATTGTGTAATATTTATATCGTTAAATACATAGTTGTGCACTGAACAAGGTAAGTGTTGTACTGATCCGTTGTAAACATAAAAGTTGTTGTAACTCATCCAATAAACGCCTTGTGGTGCTGTTACCGCTGCTTTCGGGCCTACTAAACCAGTGCCCTCGTTAATTAGATTTACACCAAAAGTAAAAGGAGGTCCAATAAACTGCATACTATACAAAGCTGTATCAGTCCAAATTAAAGTTTCCTGTCTTGATTTGACAGCACCTATAATTGATGAACCACTTGATAATCTTAATGAACCTGCTGTATTTGTGGTTAGTGGCTCAAACTCTAACTCATTTTCTTGGTCACTAAATGCTACTAACATAGGATCAATTACTCCAGTTCTAGATGAACCAGATATGGGATCTGCACCTAAAACTATTAAATGCCTGTCCACTTCAGATGTTATAACCTGTAAAGCTTTGGTTGGCACCAAATTTGCTCCAGTTATACTTGATAATTCAACGGCTCTTACAGCTACACTATTGTTTTCAGTCCATTTGAATATGCCTGCATTTCTTTGGTTTATAATTAAATCTTCACCAAAATTATCGTGTGTCCATATTCTTAGTTGGTTCGTATCACTTAGAGCACCTGTGCTTCCAAAAGTTCCAGATCCCCAACTGTTTATACCCCAACCTGTGCCAGGAACATATACATCAAGACCTACATTCACTTGATATGTGCCTACTACAGATGATCCGCCATTACCAGTATCTGAAGAATTTGCTGTAACTGTTACACCAGAGGTATTTTTTGCCTCTATTGTGTAGCTATTATCATTGATAATAGTTGCTATTTGATATTCTTGGTTTAAAACATTTGAATTAATATTACCGCCCAGTGATACAGCACCTGAAAATGTTACAAAATCATTTTGAACAGCACCGTGCGCTGTGTCAGTAACGGTAATTGTAGCGTCACCATCCCCTACTTTAGCAAATGTGACATCACCAGCAGATGTGGTTGATCTGATAGGTGTAATATCGTTAAAAACAGTGCCTGATTCTATGTAGTATTTAAATGTTGTACCTAACCCTAGATACTTTGTGCCACTTAATGAAATCCACCCATGTAATGCTCTTGTCGTGCCTTCATATGTGCTTGCTGTTATCTTCTCCCAACCACCAAACTTTTCTGGTCTGCCTTTTCTAAAACGCACTAGATTACAATCAAACCAACCACCTTCGTTGTCGTAAGCTGTGCCTTCTCTGTTGATGCCTGGTCTAAATATAAGTTTTTGTAATGGCATTTAAACCTCTGTCCAATCTTTACCTTCAAATAATAAAGCTTCTGCCTCTCTTCTTCTAATTAAGCCTTGTAATACTTGACCACCTGCTTTATTCCATCTTTTTATTTGGTTAGGCACATCATCCCACATTTTATTGTTAAGCCTATTCAACAATGTGCTTGATGATAGGTTTGAAGGCCCCAAATTAAATACCCATGATACTAAGGCATCAAACTCATTTTGTTTAAGATCAGCAGTAACCATGTCATTTATATATCCTTCATACTCATGCATTTCTTCTGCTAATAACTTGTCTGCTCCTTCTTGAGTTATTGTATCCCCTTCCGTAACACCCTTTGTTGAACCATATCCTATCGTCCAAACACCAGCCGCACATTTGTAAGCCTCTAGTTCACATCCTTCAAATTTTTTTATTAAAGCTAAACCTTCTTGTGATATATGCATTTTATTCTCCTTTTTCTGGGGAATGAGATGCTCCGAAATAAAACGAAATAATTGCACTCGCTAATCCTCCAAGATAACCTAACACTAAATTAATTAATGCTTCACTGTTTTGTTCTGGTGGTTGTAAGGTGACTAAAAATATATAACCTAAAAATCCACCAATAGTAAATAATCCTATAATTCGTGCAGTCCAATCTTTACTAAACAAACCTCTTGCGTGTTGTTTGTCTTGTGTTTCTAGTTTAAAAACATCTACATCAAGCTCTTTCATTTGTACTTCAAACTCTTGTTCTGCTTTTTTAAGCTCTAACATTTGCTCTGGTGTTGCATTTTGCATAGCTTGTTGTATTGATTTTTGGTCATTAGATACCCCAAGCACTTGTGCAATTTTATTCATAGCCATGTTACCTAATGGTCCACCCATAGCAGATCCAAGTGTAGGAGCAACTGCACCTACAATATTTTTAAGCATACCCTTCATATTAAAAACCTCGTTAAAACTGCAATACCTATCGCCCCTATAAAGCCAAATACACCAAAGGTTGCTGCTTTTATAGTTGAATTTATGTATGTAATTTCTTGTTTTATATCAGAAAACTCGTTAAATGCTGTTTTCCAACGCTCATGAGATATAGTTTCTAACTTAGTTAGTCTTTCCGCTACATCATTTACTGTCATTTTTTTATCTATCATCTTGTAACGTATATATTTTAATAGGTTTTTCTTTACCTTTTACAAAAATACTTTCAAGTTCTTTTAGTATTATTTGATCACTAAAGGTACTTGAACTGATAGTATCATAACCTATAACAATATCTTCTCCAACTTCCTTAGTTGAGCTTTCTAGTCTTGCAGCTAGATTTACAGCATCACCGATAGCTGAGTAATCAAACCTTGTATCACTTCCCATGTTACCAACAACTGCATATCCTGTGTTGATTCCAACTCCTATTTCTACACCAAGATTTGCTTTTTTAAATTTTCTTTGTATGTCTTGTGCACATAAAACTGCCATAGTTTCATGGTTTGCAACATCTATTGGTGCATTAAATATAGCCATCATGGCATCACCAATATACTTATCTACCATACCGTCATATTCTTTAACGGTATCAGCTTGAATTGTTAAAGCTTTATTCATTATTTCAGTAACTGCTTCTGGCTCTAGTTTTTCAGACATAGCCGTAAAGCCTCTGACATCAGTAAAAAGAAATGTGCAATATCGTCTTTCGCCACCTAATACTAAAGATTCAGGATTTTCTTGTAATTTTTTTACTTGCCTTGGATCCAAATAATGTTCAAACTGTTTTTTTATTTGTTGTCTAAGTTTGTATTGTTGTCTAAATCTTAGGTAAAAAGCTATAGATCCTGTAATAAATTCAGATATTATTGTCCAGGACACATCAATCAACAAACCTTTTTGTATTAAAAAATAACCTGCTGTAGCAGTAACTATCATTAAAAGCGTAGCAACAGTTATACCCCAAGTGATACCTAATACATGCAAAGCAAACCAAACTAACGAAACAAAAACAATTAATGAAAGCATTTCAACAGCTAATGCGTAATCTGGTATGAAAGGACTATCTTGAATTAATATTGATTCTGCTAAAGCAGTTTGAATTTTATGTGGTTCTAATAAACCTACGGGGGTTGCTATTTGTGGCATTACGCCATTTGCTGTAACTCCTACAAATACAAACTTACCAGCAACATACATTTGTCGTAAAGAAGTTTGTTCTGTATCTACCCAACTAATCCATTTACGACCTAGACTGTCTGTTTTGACTGGAGGTATTCCTCTTATTGATATTTCCTGTATACCATTATCATTAGTTTTTATAATATAAGTTTCTACGTCTAATAAAGATTTATATATTTGAGTGCCAAAACTCGGTATCCATTCGTTGTTTGGTGTTTTAACTAATAAAGGTATTCTGCGAACTAATTGATCAATATCTGTGGGAGCAACGGCTAACCCTTGAAGTGCGTGATTGGATAAGAGAAGCAGGTTCTCCTTCACTCCCGTAGAGATTATACCACCATTATCTTCACCAAGCACTACTGTACCTGGTGTTTTTGGATAGTTACCTTTGCCGTCTTCAAACATGGCTAAAACAGATGGTGCGTATTGTAAAGTTTCAGCAAATATTTCATCACCACCCATACGATCTGCTTGTGGAAAACTAATAACCCATCCTACTCCAATAGCACCATTGTTTATTAAATCTACTTGTATTTGAGCTAATCTTTGTCGTGGTAATGGCCAACCTCCCTCTCTTTCTACATCCTCTTCAGTAATATTTAATATTACAAAATTACCAGATGGATCTGGAGTTTTGACAAAAGTATCAAATATTTTTAATTTAAGTATCTCTGTAGGCGTTGATTTGAAAATCAAAGGTAGTAACAGAATTATAAGTATTGGTAATAATAGCTTCTTCATTTAATCACTCTGAGTGATAGTTATTACACTATCTCCACCACCATTTATTTTTACAACATTAGAAACACCATCTTGTATTAAGATTACGGTATATCCATTACCAGAGTTTAAATCAACCTGCACTGACTCGCTAACGTTTCTTCGTAAACTAATTGTTTGTCCTGTTACTATTGTTGTTATCTGAGTGTTAGTGTCTTGACCTATAAGCGTACCTGTAATATTTACTCCTGTAGCCAAAGCAAGTTGATCTTCATCTTTCTCGACAGCTAATTCATCTAATACGTTAAGTAAATCCTCTAAAAAATTTACATCTAAATAATTTATGTCTAGTTCTGTAAATTCTAAATTATTTTCTTCTAATAAATCTTCAGCTAAATAATCTATATCAAGATCATTGAAATCTAATAAATTGACTGTTTTTGTAGATGTTGTTTCTTCTTGTGCTAATTGGTCTTCTTTGGGTGGTGTCACAATCAACATGTTGTCAATAATATCTAAGGTAAGATCTAAAATAACAGGTTTTGTAGGTGAATTTTCAAAGACATCAACGGTGGTGGCTTGATAGGGTTTGTTTAGCAAAACACTGCCTGTGGCTGTAACTACCTCTATTTCGCCACTAGAGAGCCCCAGAGCGTCTGGTAGCAAAATAATAAGGCTACGCCCTAGTTCATCAACTGTAGCCGTAAAATCAGTCCCACGTATTGCTATGTTAGCTGTTGGTGTTTTTAGTTGTATATTCTGTTTGTCTATACGATTAAGGTTGCCTGTAATAAACCTAGCTGTACCAAGACCAAAGGTAAGTGCCATCTTTGCTTTAGTAGGATCTGGGTCGTAGATGTATTCGTCAATCAGAAGTTGACTATGCTCTGTAAGTTTAACAATAGATTTATCAAGAAAAGTAATAGCCATTCTGCCATTTTTAGTAATGGCCTCATCATTACTTTGTATAGCAAATTTTAAGTCTGCTTCATACGGCTTATCTCGGACAATTTGTGCTGTGCCGTTTAATTCAGATATGTCTCCAATGTCAACAGCTTGTGCTTGTACCTTGGTCGTTTTGAATGACGCAAACAGTACCACTATTACCGATAGAAATAATTTTAAGCCAGTCATTATCTAAAGTGCTTGATTGTGTTATGTTAAATGTTCTGCTATTACCAGTTTGATCTAAGTAAAAGTAACCACCTGCATAACCAGATCCAGTAAAGTTTAATGTATTACTATCACCGTCTACGTCTACATAACTTGTTCCACCATCATAATTTATATCAAAATCAAAAGTGTTGCCGTCACCCTGTATTATCCAATCTAAATCAAGAGTTGCTGCTAAAGCACTTGTCCCGTGGTCTAAAGTAAAGGTATTTGTACTACCAGTAACATCAACATTATAGTTTGAACTATCAATACCATAAGTATTTGTTGGGTCGCCTTGTATAGTAAACGTATTACTATCTCCATCAAATTCAAAGAATCCTGTAATGGTATCACCCAATATATCACCTAGAAATTTGTTGGAATCACCTATCTGGTTTATATCTAGAGTCATTGTAATACCGTCTAAATCTAATGCTGTTAGTGTACCTGCAACAGAATTAAGACCACCAATAATGTTACCTGAACCTAGTTGTTCAAGATCTATATTAGCAGTAGCACCACTTTGATCTACATATATTTCATTATCAGCCGCGTATGTTGTCAACGCAGTCAGCGTCACAATCAGGCTTATCAATTTTAATTGATTCATTCTTTTTCTCCCAGAAACCTTTATCATAACCTATTTTTACTATTTGCAAAACTGCCTCCTCTATAGCTCTTTGTAATGCTAATGTAGTAGGTTCATTTTCTGCATCACCCATTTCTATTTCTACTAGCTCCGTACCAGCTTCAATAAACTTAAAAACATCTTGTGATTGACCATAGCTAAAAACTTGTTTGCTAACTAAAACATCTATTAAAACTTCGCCAGTAGCTATAGATACCATTCTTAAAGCTACAGTTATATTGTCGATTCTATATTGTTTACTGCTACTGATACCCAAATATCGAGCACCTATACCACCACTTTTAATATTGGAGTCGTAACCTAATACTGCTCCTTCCATCAGTACGCCAGCAAATAGCAAAGGCATTATAGGTTTTGGGCCGTCCGTGCTTTCGTTTTGTTCTCTTGCAGAACGTATAAGTTGTCTTTCTTTTGTAAGATTATCAAGTCCAACTCTTTCAGCTACTCTAAAAAACTTACCATTTGCAGTATGTTTTAAACTTCTAATCAATAAATGCCCTGGTGCTTGCGTTAATGCGGTAGAAAATAAAGCAAATTCACTATTGCTTTTTCGTTGACCTGTTTGATCTGTAAAGCTATTTGGATAAACCGCAACAACGATTGGTATTTTTGGCTCAGCTACTTCTAACAGATCTTTTGATTGTATTTGTAAAATATTTGGTAAAGATTTACCTTGTCTTAAATTTTCGTCAATAGGATTAATACTACAACTAGAAAGAAAAATCGCCAATAGGAAGCTGTATTTCTGTAACATTACCGTTTTCATCCGTAATAATTAGAGTGATAACTCCATCTTCAATACTATATTGAATAGTGTTTCCCTCAAGTGTTAAAGTTCCCTCTGTGCTTGGTGTCTCCCCAAATAAATTTTCTACAAGCTGTCTTGATAGTTGAGCATATATACGTGATTCTAAATTACGAATAAACCTTGCTAATGTTGTATTTTCTTTATCTCTTTCTAGCTGTTCTTGTATAGCTTTTATTTCTTCTTTAATACTCATTTTTCTATTAAACTCTTGGTTTTCTATAGTCAAATAATGTGAAGAGGTATTTATGCCACTAAAAGATGGGTTTTTAAATTTATGAGTGATCGTATCTGCTTGTAAATTTACAACAATAATTCCACAAAATAATACAAAACCTATAAAAACAATAGTTAAAGTAAGTCTATATCTTTCTAATTCTTCTTTATCAATCTTTTCTTTGGTCATCTCTATCTGCTTTAGCTATTTTATTGCTATCTATTAACTGTGGCACACCTAATATTGTTTTTATTAGAGTGTCTTGTCTGATGATTTCGTTATCTAAACTGCGTATTCTGTCTATCAATGCTACTAAAATACCATGTTGCGAGTCAAGTTTCGTACCTAATCGTTCTTCAATAGCCGCAATTTGACCCTCTACTTTTTCATCAACGGTATCTAATTTTGTTTCCATACCGTCAACAATACGCATTATTAATTTATAAATAAACCACCCTAGACCAAGAGCAGCTGCTATAGGAAACCCAACCTCTTGTATAAGTGTGACTACTGACTCCATTAGTAATCACCCCAAACTTTTGTTTTTTTGCCTCCGTTGTACTCTACCGCATGACCCTCTTTTATTAATACTTGGCATATATCTCTGCCATCTTCAGTATATGGTATACCTAGAATACGACCATACTTGCCTTTGCCTAATGACTTAACTTTAATATTGCCAATGCACAGTTCTTGTAACCTTGATTTAGCAGCAAGACCAAGTTTTTTTTCTGCAAGATCCCTTGTGCGGCTTTCTGGAGTATCAATGCCGTGAAGCCTAACACGCTGTTTATGAAGTTTTACATCAAATCCAAGATCAAGACAACAATCAAAGGTGTCTCCATCAACAATACGTTCTAGGGTAGCGTTATAAACAAACGCATCAGGTGATTTAGCCATTACTTTTTAGATGTTTTTTTGACTCTTTTTGTGGTCCAAGCTTCATTTACATCTGGTGTAGATTTATCGTCAGCTACATAATGACCTTTTTTGTTACGTGTTCTAACTTTTACTTCTTCTGTATTAGTCAAATTTCCCCATAATCTTTTTAAAAAACTCATTTAATTCTCCTTTATTTAATTTGTTCTCAAAGTTAAATATTATTATAGTGCAAAAACTCCTTATCGCAATCTTACTGAATAAAATTGAACCATCCTGTAATTATATATTTTTCTTGGTTTTGAGATATTTGTCCTCTATGAGCGTGCGTCCAACCCGCAGGAAAAATTATTGTTGAGCCTTTTGTAGCCTTAGTAATACAATCTTGATATAAAAATTCTGTGCCTCCATTTTTAACATTATTTAAATACGTGTTAAAAACTAAATGTCTATTAATAACATTAGGGTTGCCGTCATTCTCAATATGCCATTTATAAAAACCCCAGCCCTTATCATAATATTGTATTTTGGTGCCATGATTGATGCCGTAAAATGCTACTTCGTTAGCAAATTTATATTCCGTGGTATATTGTTTTACACATTTTAATAATTCATCTTTATACAAAAAGTTTGTAAGCTCTTCAGGTGCTATCATAATTTCTAGTGATTTTTTGATACCCTCATCTAGCTTACCGTTACCAACAAGACCTAATTCTGCTTTAGATTTATTTTTATGCCAATAATCTAGAAGCTCATCAACAGCTTCTTCACTTATTTGGTATTGTCCTATAAAGCTCATGTTTTAAAATAAGATGGTAATCCAATGATAGATCTACCATCAAATTTATTTTTTTGAGCATCTTTGCCACTTGCATCGTTGTAGTGTAAAAAAACTTGTCCGCAGTTTTCACCTGTAAACGGTTCACGCCAATGCTCTAATTCGCAACCACGGTACATAAGCATATCTCCTGGTTTTAAATGCACTTTAATATCAGGCTCTAAAAATATAGGCCAATCATCACCACCTAAATTCATGGTTGTGGATATTTCACAAGAATATCTATCTTTGTGTTTTTTTAACTCATCACCTTTTTTATAGATTCTTGCATAAGAATAAGTTTCAATAAGTTTAATTTCTGATTTCTTTTCCATAATCGGTTTAACTTGTTGCAACAAAGTCTCCATAACAATATCAGCATAGTGTGAATATGTTTCTGGTATTTGCGAGTCATTCCAAACTCCAAAGTATTCAGTAAACGGTGATATATATTTTTCATCAAACAAATATTTTGCTACTGCTCGTTTGTTCAAAAAGTATTGATAGCAAAAATCTGCTAATTCTTTTGATATAGCACCTTTTATTAGTTGGTATCCATTTTTTTTAAAACTCATTAGTAACTCCTATTGAAAGTTTGCAACCATAACTATTCTTTTTTCATGTTTGCCAGGACATTCTTGATAATGTGTATGCTTACCGTCAAACATAATTACGTTGTCTTCTTTTGGGTTTGAATAAAATTTTTCTTGATCCTTATTTAAAACTATAGTTCTGCCTTGTGTGAAAGAATTTAAGTAAACAATAACAACCTTATGTGGTAAGTTTGAGTCTATATGTGGCACACTTTCTTTTATTTTGCTATGTAATGTTAAATTAATATTCATTCGATACATAACTTCAAAACTTATATTATTACAATCTAATATTTCTTTTAAAATAAAATAACAATTTAGAAAATAATCAGAGTTGCTTTCAGGTATGGCTGGATATTTTCTACCTTCTATTTCATGCACTGGTCTACCCAATAGACCATGACTAAAAAAACTCATATCTTCGTTTTCTGGCTGTGTTGTTTTCTCGTGATAAAACCAAGGAAAATAAGGAGTTAAGACTAATTTTTTTAAATTTTTATAATCCTTGGTCAAAGGATTTTTTAATTCAGTAATCATTTAAATGGGTATCCTATATTCCAACATACTAAAGAATGCCTTGTTCCTCTTGTTACTGGTTTTACCCTATGCCAAACAAAAGAAGGAAAAACAATCACACTACCTTTTTGTCTTATTTCTTCACATATTCTTGGCTGTGAACCTTCGTCTGTATTCT